ATCAACCCTCCTGTAAAGGATAGGATTGCAGCATTGAACGCTAGTCTTAAGAGCGTAGATGGTACTGTAAGAATACGTGTTAATCCAAAGTGCAAAGAAACTATTAAATGCATCAGTGGACAAACATACAAAGAGGGAACACAGATTCCAGATAAGTCAAGCGGGTTAGATCACTTGAATGACGCAGTTGGTTATCTAGTACATTGGATTAATCCAATTAGACGTCCAGTAATACAGAACAAAGGTCCAGAATTATTTGGACATTTTTAATGGCATAAATAAACATAATGCCTGACAGATTGATCCCTGTCAATACTACGTACCTGATTCAGTACTAGATGCCCCACAACAACCTATATAGGGAAGACACATATTATGAAGACAGTAGAACAATTAGAACAAACGCATGAGAACTATGCAGAGATAGCCAGACAGGCTACGTATCACTATAAGAGTTGGTTGGGTGGAGAAACTTACAAAAGCGGAAGCTACTTAACACAATACTTAGGTGAGAGCAGTGCTCCTGGTAATCAATACGCAAAGCGTATTAACAGTACACCGTTGGATAACCATGTAGCAACTACAATAGACATATACCGTAGTTTCCTATTCCGCACATTACCTAAACGAGAACTTGGCGTACTAATAAAGAACCCACTTGTTAAGCAATGGCTTACAGACACAGACCAAGAAGGCCAAGGCATGGACAGTTTCTTAAAGACTGCAAATGATTTAGCTATGTGCATGGGTAGTGCATGGATACTTGTAGACAAACCAAGTTACAAAGTAGAAACACAAGCAGAAGAGATTGCACTTGGCATCCGTGCTTATGCTAACGTTTACATTCCACAGAATGTTTTGAACTGGTACTATGAACGTAACGTTGGTGGTAAGCTAGTATTGAAGCACATCAAAGTTAGAGAAACAGACAACACAGACTCTACAGTATTCACATGCTGGTATGAAGACTATGTTGAGAAGTACACAGTAAGCAAGAATGGTGATGGAACACTAGCTGGTATAACTGATCATGAAGTATATGACAACCCATTAGGATACGTTCCTTTTGTATTCCATGCTCCATTGAAGTCACCTGTTAAAGGTGTTGGAACAAGTTTAGTTGCTGATGTTGCAAACCAACAGAAGTTTATCTACAACTGTTTAAGTGAAGTTGATCAAGCTATCCGTGTTGGTACACACCCAACATTAGTTAAGACTCCAAGTACAGAAGCTAACGCTGGTGCTGGTGGTATTGTAACTATACAGGATGATATGGATCCAGGTTTAAAGCCTTACTTGCTTGCACCAACAACAGCAGCAGTTGATGCTATATTGCGCACAGTAGAGAAAGCAGTAGAAGCAATTCAACGCATGACACATACAAGTAGTATACAAGCTACAACTGGCTCACCAATGTCTGGTGTTGCTTTACAAACAGAACGCGCTTTGCTTAATGCTAAATTGAATGACATTGCAGACACACTTAAAGAAACAGAAATTATGATGTGGAACATTTGGTTGGATTGGCAAGCAATTACTAAGCCAGATGACTTCAGCTTAGATTATCCAGAAACGTTTGATATGCGTGATGAACATCTTGAAATGGCATTCTTACTACAAGCACGTAGTAGTGGTGTAAACAACCCAGCGTTCCAAAAAGAGATTGACAGACAAATCATTGCACTGGTTGTTGATGATGTAATAATACAAAGTGAAATACTTGAAGACATTGATGACGCTGACGTTGAAACACATCAAATGGTTGGACCAGATGGTGATGTTGTAACTGTAGCAAATACAGATGATCATCAACAACTTGTAGACATTGGGTATGTGAATATATAATGGCCTTTAGTACAAAGAGACATGACAAGGTAATAACAGACACACTTGAAGATATACAAGCAGGTGTGTTTGATAGTATCAAAGCATTAGAGAATGAAGTAGCAGACTTAATAGCAATGGGTTACAACGCACAAACAATACGCCCAGTTGTGTTAGCTGCATTCCGTAAATGGAGCAGTGCAGCTAAAACAGCAAGTGCTCCTGTTACAGACTTGAGTGCCAATTGGTTAGTAGAGACTGGCTTCTCTCCAGGTCCTGTTGATTTACAAGCACAGGAAGTATTAGCAGAACAAACAGCTAACGCAATAAGTAACACAGTGGACAGCAATGCAGAGAACATATTACAAATCATTGCATTAGGTGCCGCTAGTGGATTAGCATTAGATGTTGTTACAGGACAAGTACGTGGACGCATCAGTGGTGTACAAATGGAAAGCAATGATCCAGAAGTACGTAGACAACAACGCAAACTTAATAAGTTAATGCGTACTGGAGCTACAGCCGCAGAGCTTGCTGCTGTTACAGCTAAGATACGTAGACTAACACCTACTATTAATAGTGCTAACAGTGTAAGAGATCAAGCTTTGAAAACTGTAAGTGACAGTGTAATGAACTTTGATGGAGCATTTGCTGCAGGTGTAGCAACACGCAACAATGTAAAGAAATGGTTGTATGCTGGTGGACTAATGGAAACAAGTAGACCGTTCTGTATACAAATGATTGGCAGTGAACTTGACAAAGATGAAATTGATTCAATATGGAGTGGACAATGGGCTGGAAAAGAGCCTGGTGATCCAATGACAGTAAGAGGCGGGTATAATTGCCAGCATTACTGGGTTCCAATAGTTGAAGAAGATGATGAGATTTAAAAGTGATAAATAAACATATAGAGATATATAAGTAGGTCACATAAGTGATCCTAAACCCCAACTTAAAAAAAGGATATTGACATGACAATGAATGAAACTCATGGTATTACTGACACAACAGATACTGGTAACGTTGATGCAGGCCAAAGTATAGAATCCCAGGTTGATACCGCTAAGACATTTACACAAGAAGAAGTAAATGAATTAATTGGTAAACGTGTTGCCCAAGTTAACAAGAAATTTGACGGCGTTAACATGGAAGAATACAAAGCACTCAAAGGTTTGAAAGAACAGATTGAGGAAGAGTCACTGATCAAGAAAGAAGATTTCAATGGTGTACTAAAGAAACAACGTGAGAAGTCAGATGCGGAAGTATCAAGACTACGCGGTGAACTTGAAACTATTAAAATTGATGGCGCACTGATTAATGCTAGCAGTAAAGCAAAAGCAGTAAGCCCAGATCATGTAGCTCAACTATTGAGAAAGAACATTAGACTAGACGCAGAAGGACACGTAGTTGTTACTGACGCGGAAGGAAAAACACGTTATACGGACAACGCGGATCTTATGACAGTTGACCATTTAGTTGAAGAGTTCTTATCAAGCAACCAGTATTTTAAAGCTGCTGGCCCAAGTGGCACAGGTAGCTCAGGTAATACTAATAACGTAGACCAACAGAGTTTGGATCTATCACAACTTGACATGAACAATCCAGAGCACAGAAAACTCTACACAGAGATGAAGAAAGCTGGGACTGTTTAAATTAAAAATAACATTTTTTAGGAGAATATAAAAATGGCATACGCAAATGAATATGGATCAGGCATTAACTTAACAGCCCTTATGGTCCCAACACAGGCCGCTACAGTTTTTGCGGCCCAGGAAGCATCACTCTACCTACCAGGTCTTTTAGTTCCTGTAGTACAAGTAGCACAAGGTTCTGCATCAGCACAAATTGCTGTAATGGGATCAGTAACAGCACAAACTATCACCAACAACGGTGACGGCACACAAGAAACAGATCCAGGTGTTGACTTTGCACCACGTCTACCTGCTAACACTAGCAAGACTATTGACTTAGACTTGATTGCTTCACGCACAGTAATCCGTGATTTAGGTGGAGTTGATTTTAACAACTTTGGCCGTATTATGGGTAACAGTATTGCATCAGCAGTTGACGCACGTGTATCTGCTAAACTTGGCGCAATGACAGTAGTTGCACCTGGTGGCGGCGCACTAACTTTACTAGATGACTTGTACACAGCTATTGGCACAATCCGTGACAATGGTGAAACTGGTCCTTTGAATTGTGTTGTTTCTGCAGCTAAGTACGCAGACTTCATGAAAGTAATTGGTAACGTAGGCTTTGCAGGTTCAAGCACACAAAACGCAGCAATGCAAACAGGTCTAATTGGCGTAATTGCTGGTGTACCTTGTTATGTTAGCTCACACTTCAACGCAACTAACACTGGACTTACAACTCCAGACTTTGCAGTCTTCTCAGCTGATGCAGTACGCATGGCTACACAAGGCGGCGTTAAGGTTGAATTTGAACGTCAAGCATCTGCAGTTGGAACTTCAATTATAGCTTCTATTGCCTTTGGTGTAGACGTTATTGACGCAACACGCGGCGTAACTGTTGGTACAGCATAAGACAACCTAATTACTTAGGTATAGTTACGGGGCTTAGGCCCTGTAACTCACTACTACAGGAGAATATATAATGGCGTTTGCAAATAACCAAGACTTACAAAGATATGCACCAGAAATGTTTGAACAGGGAATTGATGATTTCACTGAGGAATTAGGTGAAGCACAAATTGATGTTACTAACATGATACAGTTCAAATGGTGGAATCAGCTTCATTCCAGAAGTCAGTTTGATAAAGTTAAACTAACTGATGCGCAATGGACTAAAGCAACTGTCTACAAAGCACTAGCCGCTTATATACTACCTAGACTTAGTACATTTAGACCAGAAGGTGATCCTTTCAGAGAGCAACTTACTTTTTATAAAGAACGTTTCTCAGAAGAATTTGATTTACAATTTGGACTTGGTATTGAGTATGATCTTGATGGAGATGGAACAGTTGAAGACAATGAAGTTGAACCATACGCACAAGATAGGTTGTATAGATAATGGCCCGCAGAGAAGACATTGTTAGTAAGTGCTTAAAATTACTAAAGGCGCAGCGTAGTGTTAAAATTGGTAAAGTTCAAAGAGATCCTATTGATCCCAATGAGTTACCAAAGACGGCATTCCCTGCAATATACTTAGAAACATCAGATGAAGAAATTATTGATGTTGCTGTAATGCAAGCTTCCAATGGTACTATCAGACAAGGTACACTGGAACTGAATGTTATACTAATAGTTGGTGGAATGCAAAGAGATAAACAGCGTAACATTGCTGTTGAAGCTGTAGAGAATACACTAATGGCAGACAGAACATTAGGTTCTTTAGTAGAAGATATAAGTCTTACAAGAGTAGAGACAGTAACAGCTGGTGAGAGCGCACCTTTTGCAAGCTGTAGAATGGTATTTGAAATAGAATACTGTTACCAAATAAAATAAACATATAAATTATAGGAGATTTATAACCATGAGTGAATGTTACACAGGTAAAGACGGAGCGCTATCAATTGATGGCACTAACGTTGCCATGCTTACCACATGGAGTGTTTCTCAGTCAGCTGAAACTATTGAATGTAGTTCTATGGGCGGAGACAACTGGAAGAAGAACGTTTCAGGAATGTTATCTTGGGAAGGAAGCTGTGAAGCCAACTTTACTGATACCACTACTAACGCGGCTAACGCTAACAACTTATCTACTACATCATTTGTAGCAGGTACTGAAATTGCGCTAGTATTTTATCCAGATTATGGAACTAGTCCAAACGTACAGTTCAGCGGTACTGCTATTATTAATAGCATTGAGAACGGCGCAAGCTTAGGTGATATCCAAACTGTTAGTTTGTCATTCACAGGAACAGGCGCACTTACTACAGTACTAGTACCTTAATAAGGAAACTAAAGCATGGCTAATTTCAAAACAAAAGCAGCAAAGAAGTTGGATCAAGAAATTGGTCATGCATTAGATAAGTACCAACAAGAATTATTTAAAAATCTTGTCAGACTAACTCCAATTGATACTGGGCAAGCACAAAAGGGATGGAGAGAAATATCCAAGATGAGCGCGCTCCTAGACACTAACAAGACACGGGTTGTCATAAGAAATGACGTACCTTACATACAAAGACTGGATGATGGCTATTCAAAACAAGCTCCACAGGGCATAGTCAAACCAGCACTACAAAAAACAAGGAAACCATAACATGAGCACTATTCTAAACAACGCAAAAAGCCACATGCAGTCAGTACTAGCGGGTGGACTAATCAAAATTGAAGTTCCATTGTGGAACACAGACATCTACTTTAAGCCAGCAAGCACATTTGCACAAGAACAAAAAGTAATTGAACTACATGCTAAAGGCAAGTTAGTTGAAGCACTAGTAGAAACTCTTATCATGAAGTCATTGGACGTTGAAGGCAACAAGCTATTCACTCAAGCAGACCGTATTGTATTAATGAGAGAAGTAGATCCTGAAGTTATCATTGACGTTGTAGGGCAGATGAATGACGCCAAGGAGGCGGCAAAAGAAGCCTTGGGAAACTAACCAAAGACTTAGACATTCTGTTTATTTTTAAAATAGCAGAAGGTTTAAGTCAGACCGTAGAATGGACAATGAATAACGTGAGTAGTATTGAAATGCAAGGTTGGGCTAAATACTATGAATATCAGGCAGACGCTGCCAAGGGAAAATAAACATGGCAACTCATAACATTACGCTGACAGCAACAGATAAAACTAAAGGTGCATTAGATAGAGTAGACAAAGGCTTAGACAAAGCAACAAGGCGTGCGTTAATATTCAAAGGTGCCCTTGGTATTGCTGGTGCTGCATTAATAGCATTAGGATCATTGAAAGTCTTTGGCACTGTAATTGATGACATGGACAAACTACAAAAGTCTGCGCAGAACTTAAACATTAACACTGACCTTGCATTTGCTAAATTCCAAGTCCATAAGAAAATGATGGAAGAGATGGGAATTAGTGCGGATGAATTTGACCGTGCAATGCGCAACTTAACAACCCGTATGGTAGAAGGCTTAAACGGCAATAAAGCATACGCTACAATAATGACTAAGCTTGGTGATAGTATATTTGATACTAATGGCAAGCTTAAAGATGCACCTGGATTGTTTGAAGCAGTAATGATTGCAATGCAAAACGGCACAATTGATATGACTGACGCACAGAAGATACTTGGTGTTATGGTTGGTCCTAAAATATTCAACGCAATAAAAACATTAACTGATCAAGGTATCAGTTTAGGTGATGCTATGACTCAAGTTTCAAAGAGTATGAATATACTATCTCTTGATGACGTTAAGAGAGCAGCAGACTTTAATGATGCAATGGGTAGACTTAAAGA